TGGCAGTTGCTTCTATACTTTTTGTTAGAAATTTCTGGAAGTCCACTGCGACTTTACAAAGTGGTAGTTATAATAAGCCTGTTAAATCGACAAAGCCTTGGAAACCCCTGAGTGAAGCTATAAAAGCTGCCCCTGCTCAAGGAATAGATGTTTATGATAGTAACGGTAAGAATATGTTCCTTTCTATAATAGAAAAGAACGCTTATCTGTTGCATTCGAACAACAAGGTCATAGGTCAAGTTACTTTCATATGTGGATACTACGCTATAATGCCAAGTCATTTCCTTAAAATCTTTTTAGCGAGATGTGGTGACGATCCTGAGTCTGATTCTTCTGATGAGGTTGTTTATCTGCGTCGTTGCGTAGACAAGCACTCGGATAGTAAAGATTGGGCTGTGTCTATGAGAGAACTGTTTATTGGTATGCTCCCTACAGACGATATGGATAGTAGGGACCAAGTCATAGTTAAAATGCCTACTAGATTCAATGCCCATAAGGATATTAGACACTTGTTCAAGGAGAGATCTTCATTCAAGGAGAAATATGACGGAATTAGGCGTTTTAGACCTTTTGTGAATCAGAGAGAACCCACCAAAATAGCTATGGAAATAAGCGAGGCGGATGCTGTGTTCATGCCCGACTTTACTCTTAAGTGGAATGGTTTCGGCTCAAGATGTGGAGTATATAGGACCCAGATGGTTAACGCCAATGGATTCTGTGGATCTCTAATGGTTGAGATAAATTCCAGTTTGCAGAAAGGTAAGATCATAGGTCTGCACTCTGCTGGTGAGGGCGCTATGTCTTTCTCGTCTCCCGTTTTTAGGGATGATTTGATGGGTCTAGATGACGTAGTCATCGATCCTTTGATGGAGAGGTCAGCCAAGCTACAGAGTAATGATCCTTTTGACGGTAAGTTTTTAAGGCTCGAAGAGGTTAAACCTCTTGCCGGATCTGGCAAGTCTACCTTAGTCAAATCGAGGCTTTTTGATAAGATTATCGAAAATGATCGTTTGCCCTCTAAGCTTCATGAATTTCATAAAGATGGTGTAAAATACGACCCTGCTGTTATCTCTTTAGCTAGATATAATACAGTGCAGGATAAAATTATTCCTATTGTGGATTATGAAGTTCTGGTGAACTCTGAGATAGACTTCTATGGTCATAACGAACATTGTTTTGTTCAGCCTACTATACTTACTTTTGAAGAAAGTGTGGAAGGTTTGGATTATGCCGAGTTGGGATCTGTCTCTAGGAAAACCTCGTGTGGTTACCCATATATTCTCAATAGGGTTAAACCAGGTAAACAAGACTTCTTTTGTTCTGGCCAGGATTTCGAATTTACCTCCCCTCAATGTCTTGATCTTATCCGAGAAATCGAAGATGACATTGCTGGGATAATCGATAGTAATATCATTCCTGAAATGTATTTTGTCGATTGTCTAAAGGATGAGCTGGTCTCGAAAGAGAAAAACGCTATAGGTAAAACTAGAACTATATCCGCCGGCAGCATCAAGATGCTGGCAATGTTCAGAATGTACTTTGGGGCATTTATGCTCTGGTATACTAAGAATAGGATATACAATGGTAGCGCTGTTGGCGTTAATCCCTACGGTGAAGAATGGGACGAAATAGCGAAGAATCTACATTCTAAAAGTAAATATATGAATGCTGGAGACTTCTCAGGTTTCGATACCAAACAGTCTGCTCAGATGCTTGAGGCTGTGTTGGAGATCATAGAGTCGTTTTACTCGAATAGTTCTGATGAGGAGAAGAAGATTAGATTTTTCCTTTGGAGAAGAATTATAAATTCCGTCCACATCGTTAAA